TATGGAGGTTCATCATATTTAGGTGGTGGCGGTGGTGGTTGTGGAACTTACAGTTATGCTAGTGCAAATAATGGTGGTGGTAGTTCAGTTTGGTCTGCAGCTGGTGGTGGTGGAGGTGGAAGTAATCTTGGATCCAATCCATCAACTCAAGGCGGTGCTGGTGGTATTTCAGGCGGTAGTGCAAATGTTGCCGGTGGTGGAGCTGTTTCTGCTGCAGCCAATACTACAATAAAGTCTGGAAACGGTGCAAATGGAACTTCTTTCTCATGCGGCGGAGGCGGTGCTGGTGGAGCCGGAAATTTCAATGGAGTTGGATCAGCCGGTGGTGATGGTGGATTTCCCGGCGGCGGCGGTGGAGGAGGCGGTGGTGGACTTTTTACTGGCGGTATTGGTGGAAATGGCGGCGCAGGCCGTGTAACAGTTTATACATGGTGATAATATGTTTTTAGATACAACAACTCGTTCTCTTCAGATTTTTCTTGGTTCAGCAAAAGCAACAAATGATTGTCCAGTATTGGTTGATTATGTTGATTTTACCACAACTACAACAACACCTGGAAATCAACTATCAAAAACTAATGGTACTGGAACAGTAACTATTCTTTCTTCACCTTCTGCATCTACACAACGAAAAGTTAACTTAATCACAATTTGTAATACAGATACAGATTTTATAAAGGTTACATTGCAACTTAATGATAATAGCACAGTTTATAATTATGTGAATGGTCTTTTTTTACCACCAAATTCTACACTTCAATTTACAGATACTAAGGGCTGGATTGTTATTGATTCTGCTGGAAATTCAGTTATTGCAACTGAATCGGTGGCCGATATTCAAGTGTTTTTGACAAATGGTATTTGGACACGTCCAAATAATGTTACTTATTCATTGGTGGATGTATCCGGAGGAGGTGGCTCTGGTGGTGGTGGACAAGGAGCTGCTGCAGGCTCTATTAGAGCAGGTGGTGGTGCAGGTGGCGGCGGTAAACGCATTCAATATCAATTTTTAACTTCTGAATTAATAGAACAGGTCAGTGTTGTTGTAGCTTCACAAGTTCCTGGTGGAAATGGTGGAATATCTGCAGCTGGTATCTCAGGAATTCAAGGAAACATTTCTTATTTTGGAAATTACTTAATTGCTTATGGTGGAGGTGCTGGTGCTGCAGGTGGTGCCACTGCTAGTACTGGCGGCGGAGGTGGTGGCGGCGCCGGAGGAACTGCAAACGGAAGTAGTGCTTTTTCATCTAGTGGTCAAAGTGGTGGTGCTGCATTTAATAGTCAAGGAGGAGCTTCTCCAACAGATGCTGGTGGCGGTGGTGGAGGTGGATCAACAACACCTGCAAATGGATATCCGTCATTTTTAGGCGGTGGCGCTGGTGGAGGTGGATCAACTTCAACAAATCCTGGTGCAAATGGTGCTTCATCATTTTTTTCAGCCGGCGGTGGTGGTGGAGGCGGAGGAATTAATGCTACTTCACCAGGAACTGCACAAAATGGTGGAGCAGGTGGTACTGCTGGTGGATCAGGATTAATTACAAATATAGGCGGTGGTGGAACTGCAGGTGTAGCAAACACTTCTGCTGGTGGTAATGGTGCAGATGGACAAGTTCCTGGTTATTGCGGCCAAGGCGGCGGTGGCGGTGGAGGTAACAATAACGGTACAGGCTTCAATGGTGGCAATGGCGGTATTCCTGGCGGCGGCGGTGGCGGCGGCGGTGGCGGAACAACAACAGGTGGAATTGGTGGAGTAGGAGCTCAAGGAAAGGTAGTGGTAATTTCATGGTAGAACGTTGGGCAATGATTCAAAATGGTATAGTAATAAATGTTTGTCTTTGGGATGGTGATTTAAAAACATGGCAACCACCTGAAGATGTTATTATGCAACCTGCACCAGATAATATCGGCATTGGCTGGACTTGGGATGGAACAGAATTTAACTTTTTATCTTGATTGAGTAATATATAAATATAACAATATTACTCAGGAAAGGGATCCAGATGGCTGTTCCTAATAGTAGAGATACATTTAAACAATATTGCTTACGCCGTCTTGGTGCACCTGTGATCGAAATTAACGTTGATGCTGATCAGGTAGATGATCGTATCAATGATGCTCTTAAGTATTATTGGGATTACCATTTTGATGGATCTGTAAAAGTCTATTATAAGTATGGTCCTATTACAAATGAAGATATTACAAATAAGTATCTTAAGCTACCTACAACAATCATGGGAGTTACACGTGTATTTCCAATTGGTGCAGCTTTATCTACAAACAATCTATTCAATATTCGTTACCAGATTGCGTTAAATGATCTTTATGATCTGACCGCAACTACCATGGTTCCATATTATCTGGCCATGCAACATATCCAATTCTTAGAACAACTTCTAGTTGGTGAACAGGGCATCAGATATAACAGACATACTGATACACTTTATATTGATATGGACTGGGGTCTTGTCAATGCTGGTGAATATTTTATGATTGAAGCATATCAGTATTGCAATCCAGAACCAACATATGATATCAGCAATAATCTTGTTGATGCAGGATATCCTGCAGTTTGGTCAGATTGGTGGCTACAAAGATATGCAACTGCACTTATTAAAGAACAATGGGGATCAAACCTGACAAAGTTCAAGTCAGTAAAGCTTCCTGGTGGTATTGAGTTTAATGCCGAAAAGATTTATGATGATGCTGTAAAGGAAAAGGCTGCATTAGAAAATGAAATGATTAATAGCTACAGCTTGCCTGTTGCTGATATGATAGGGTAGGTACCACTTTAGTAAGATGCATTCATTGTGGAAAAGAAGGCAATCCTGGTAACATTGCTAGATATCATAATGGCAAGTGTAAAGTGATAAATAGTTTATCTATAATGGAATGTTAACATATGCCAACAACAAATTTCTTTTTCAATACTACATCATTTACATCAGAGCAAAATCTTCTCAGTGATCTTTCAACAGAGATGATCAAGATCTTTGGTGTGGATATAGTATATCTACCAAGAACAACACCAAATATTGATAAGATATTCTTTGAAGATCCTACTTCAAAGTTTACTAATGCTGTAACTATTGAAATGTATATTAAAGACTTTGATGGTTATCGTGGTGAAGGTGATATGATGACTAAGTTTGGTATCTCAATGGATGACCAAATTACATTCTGTGTATCACGTACAAGATTCCAAGAAGAAATTGGTGCTCCTTATAATCTTATAAGACCAAGAGAAGGAGACCTTTTATATTTTGGTATTCCTAATGCAATATTTGAGATCAAATTTGTTGAACATGAAGCAGTATACTATCAGACTGGTGGACTGCAATTCTTTGAACTCCGTTGTCAGAGATTCAATTACTCTAATGAAGAATTTGATACAGGTAATGATATAATAGATGAAATTGAAAAAACCTATTCTGATAGCACATTAGGTGATAGATTAACAAATGATTCTAATGAATTACTATTATCAGATGATGTTGGAAATATTATTATTGAAACTGCTGAACCAGATCAAAAAGATTCTACAGCACAAAATGCATTGCTTGGTGGTGAAGATATTAGTATAAGTTTTGTTGCTGTTAATCCGTTTCGTGGAAAATAAAAATGTTTGGTAATCCTTTTTACTTTGCTAATATTAAAACATATGTAGTACTATTTGGATCTTTATTCAATAATATTGATATAGAGCGAGTTGATACGTCTAATAATCAAGTAATGACAATTCAAGTTCCAATTGGATATGGACCAAAGCAAAGATATTTGACTCGTGATGCACAAAATCCAGATCTCCGCAGACCAATTTCTCAGGTTTGGCCAAGGATTGCATATCAAATTACATCTTTTAAGTATGCATCTGATAGAAAGTTATCAAATATTGATATGAATCTTGCAAAAACTACAGATGGAAATATTGTAAAAACTCAATATAATCCAGTGCCGTATGATATAGATTTTGAAATGAATATTATTACAAGAAATGCAGATGATTCATTTAGAATTGTTGAGCAAATTATTCCATATTTTACTCCAGTTTTAAACACTTCAGTAAATTTAATTCCCGATATGGACTATGGAAACACAACTATACCAATTATACTAAATAATATATCGTATGATGATAATTATGAAGATAGTTTTGAAACAGACGAGTTCATTATTTGGACATTAAACTTTACTATGAAAGCATACATTTACGGTCCAATTAATTCTGGACCAATTATTAAGAATATTTCAGTAAATGCTGAAAATATAAATTTATTTAATATTATACCAGGATTAACAGCAAATGGCCAGCCAACTTCTAATGCATCGGCGTCCATTCCAGCAAATAATATTTTCCTAACTGATAATTATGGATATATTACTGAGTTTTAAAGCAGATTAATACATGAGCAAAAAAGATAAGATGGCGGATATTCTAAATGTTACGCCTTTAGTTAAAGAGAATAACGTTGTAGTTTATGCCGATTCTGATGCTGCTGCCGTAGACAGACAGCAACAAGATGAAGATATTGCTTATGTGCGATCAATGATGTATGACACAATCAAAACTTCTCATGATGCTCTTGAAGAGATGCTAGAAATTGCAAAACAATCTCAACATCCTCGTGCATTTGAAGTTGTGGCAGCATTACTGAATACTATGAGAGAAGCTAATAAAGATCTTTTAGATTTACATAAGAAAAGAAAAGATCTAAGAAAAGAAGAAATTACAATCAATAATAAAGAAACCATTAACAATAATTTATTTGTTGGTACAACTCAAGAATTATTAGATATGTTGAAAAAAGATGAGTGATAATATTAACTTCTTAGGAAATAGTAATCTTAAGAGAGCTGGAGTTGGAATTGAATGGAATGCGGATACTATTCGTGAATTCTTAAAGTGTCGTGATGATCCAATTTATTTTATTAAAACATATGTAAAAATTATTCATCCAGATCATGGTCTTATTAACTTTGAGCTATGGCCATTCCAAGAAGAAATGGTTAAGTCTGCTATTGATAACCGATTCGTTATTTGTAAGATGCCACGTCAGGTTGGTAAGACTACTACTGTAGCAGCATTATTACTTTGGTATGTTTTATTCAAGAGCAATTTCAAGATTGCTATTCTAGCTAACAAAGAAAAACAAGCACGAGAAATTCTTTCAAGAATTCAATTAGCATTTGAGCATGTTCCTATTTGGTTACAACAAGGTGTAGTTGAATGGGCAAAGAGTCATATGAAACTCGAAAATAATTCAGTTATTACTGCATCATCTACATCATCAGATGCTATTCGTGGTACAACACAGAACCTCGTATATCTTGATGAGTTTGCATTCGTACCTACAAATATTCAAGAAGAATTTATGACTTCAGTTTATCCTGCTATTACTGCAGGTCAGAAGACAAAGATTCTTATTACATCAACACCTAAAGGAATGAATCTATTCTATAAACTTTGGACAGATTCAGAAGAAGGCAGAAATAAGTATAAACGGGTATCTGTACACTGGTCAAATATTCCAGGAAGAGATGCTGCGTGGCGTGAAGAAACTATTTCAAATACTTCTGAAAGACAATTCCAACAAGAATTTGAATGTGAATTCTTAGGTTCATCGAATACACTTATTGATTCTAAAAAGCTACAACAACTTACATATAAAAATCCTCTTATATCTCATAATGGTGTTGACATTTATGAACAACCTATGAAAGATCGTAGATATGTTCTTGTTGCTGATACTTCAAGAGGCGTTGATATTGATTATTCAGCATTCATAGTATTTGATATTACAGAAATTCCATATAGAATAGCTTGTAAGTTTAGAAGAAGTGATATTCCGGCTCTTATGTATCCTAATGTTATCTATGAATTAGGTAATCATTATAATAATGCACTTGTACTTATTGAAACAAATGATATTGGTCAACAAGTAGTTGATATTCTTCATCATGACTTAGAATATGATGGAGTATTGACTACACAGATCAAAGGCCGTGCTGGTCAAAAGGTTACCGGCGGATTTGGTAATCGTAAACCACAAATGGGTGTAAAGACTACTAAACAAGTAAAACGTATTGGTTGTGCTAACTTTAAAACTCTTGTAGAAAACAATAAACTTATTATTAATGATTTTGATTTATTATTTGAAATGACTCGCTTTGTTGAAAACAATGCATCATATGAAGCAGAAGAAGGCTTCCATGATGACTTAGTTATGTGTTGTGTATTATTCTCATGGTTAGTAAATCAGAATTATTTTAAAGATGTATCAGATACAGATATCAGAAATACACTTATTGAAGATACAGAAGATGATGTTTTACCCTTTGGATTATATGATAATGGCAGTGCAGCAGATGATATTGCACAAATAGTAGATCCATATTTCGATGAAGATGCAGGTATATTCAAATCGTTTTATTAAAGTTACAGATTTTATAAATACCAATAGAACTTTTACTATATTACTTTCTTTTATTTTTGTATGAAGGAGACAAAAATGGCCATTCAAATTAGTCCTGGTGTTAATGTAAGTGAGTTTGACCAAACTACTACAGTACCCGCAGTATCCACCACAATCGGTGCCATGGCAGGTATCTTTAAGTGGGGTCCAGTAGGCATCAAATCTTTTGTTACATCTGAAAATGATGTAGTAAATGTTTTTGGTAAGCCAACTGATTATAACTATGAAACATTCTTTACAGCAGCCAACTTCCTTTCATATGGAAATCAACTTTGGGTTGTTCGTGTTACAGATGGCGCATTTAATGCCGTTGCTCCAGTACTTGGTGCAAATGCCACTCCACTAGCAACTGCTAACATCGAAGTTATGAACGTAGATGATTATAATTCAAACTACGCAGCGGCATCCGGTTCTCCATATAACTCTATCGCATTTGTTGCTAAGTATCCAGGTACTACAGGTAATAGCCTAAAGATCTCTGTATGCGACTCTCCTTCTGCATATCAACAAGTCATTAGCAACAATTCGGTAAACGATCAAGTATCTGGTGCTAATATTGCATCGGTTACATTTACATCTAACACCGGTTCAGCTAATGTAACAGTAACTGTAACAACAATTGTTGGTCTTGCAAATGCTTCTGTTTCGCAAGCAAATGCTGTTGCTGCTTACCTAGCAAATAGCGTACTGCAGGTTGGTAACTTCCTCGAAGTTGGTAACTCTTCATTAGGTTATCAGAATCTGCAAATCACAGGAATTACTCCTTCTGGTACAACTGGTGGTACATCAGGTGCAGGATTTAATTCTACATTAACAGTTACTCTTGCAACTCCAGTTCTTCTGGGTGCAAACGTAGTACAGTCTAGTGCAAAAACATCTTGGGAATATTATAACCAAGTTCCAGGTGCACCAGCTACATCAGATTATCTGATGACTCGTGGATTTACTGCAGATGACCAACTTCACGTAGTAGTTGCAGACGCAACTGGTGAAATTACAGGTACCGTTGGTGCAGTGGTTGAAGTATTCCCATTCCTGTCACGTGCTACAGATGCTAAGACATCTCAAGGTGCAACATCGTACTATAAGAATGTTCTGAATAATACTTCAAAGTATATTTGGGCAGGTACAGTAGATTACGGTTCAGCTTCTTCCGCTAATGCAGCAACTGTTGCTTCTTCATCATCACTGCAGTCTTATAAGGCAGCAATGATCGGTGCTTCTGATGGTAACGGCGAAGCAAATTGCTCGCTTGCTGCTCTTCAGGGTGGATATGTTCTTTATCAATCAAAAGAAAATATTGATATTTCTCTGCTGCTCTGCGGTAAGGCTCGTGGTGCTTCTGCTGAAACATCATCGCCATCAAGCCCAGGTGTCAACTATGCTGTAATGTCAGATTATCTGATCAGCGAAATTGCAAACTATCGTAAGGATTGCGTTGCATTCATCTCGCCAGCTCTTCCTGACGCAGTTCCTCAGCAAGCCGGTGGAAGTGCACTGAATAATATTCTTGCCTTCTATAATAATCTGACCACTGCATCTTCTTATGCAGTAATGGATTCCGGTTATAAGTATCAATATGACCGTTATAACGACTTATATCGTTATGTACCTCTGAATGGTGACATTGCTGGTCTTTGTGCTTATACTGACCAAGTACGTGATCCTTGGTATTCACCAGCTGGATTCAATCGTGGTCAAATTAAGAATGTCGTAAAGCTTCCATTTAATCCAAATAAGGCTCAACGCGATCTTCTATATAACTCATACATTAACCCAGTTGTTACACTTCCAGGTCAAGGTACGGTTCTGCTAGGTGATAAGACTCTGCAAGGATTCCCATCAGCATTCGATCGTATCAATGTTCGCAGACTGTTCATTACTGTTGAAAAAGCAATTGCAAAGGCAGCTCAATCGAGCCTCTTTGAAATTAACAATGCTTATACACGTGCACAGTTTGTAAATTATGTTTCACCTTACCTGCGTGATATTCAGGGCAGAAACGGTATCTATAATTTCATCGTGGTATGTGATGCAACAAACAACACTCCTCAGGTAATCGACTCTAACCAATTTGTTGGAGACATTTACATTCAACCAGCAAAGTCAATCAACTTCATTCAGTTGAACTTTGTTGCTGTTAGAACAGGTGTTGACTTCTCTACCATTATTGGCAATTTCTAATAGAACGAATTAAAGGAGAAACATCATGCCTGTAAGTTTTAGCGTTTCAAACTTCAAGAGTAACTTTGCACTGGGTGGCGCTCGTCCTACTCTGTTCCAAGTTACTCTTACTGCACCAAGTATTGTAGGTGGAATTGACCTAACAGCCTCTCCATTCCTAGTAAGCTCGGCAAATCTTCCATCGTCAGATCTGGGTCTTATCTCAGTTCCTTACTTTGGTCGTGTACTGAAGCTTGCTGGGGATAGAACATTCCCAACATGGAGTACAACAGTTCTGAATGATGAAAACTTCATCATCCGTAACTCACTGGAAACATGGTCAAATGCTATTAATCAAATGAGAGGAAATGCTCGTCTGAGCACCGGTCTTTCAATTGCTTATAAGACTGACGCAACAGTAACACAATATGATAAGCTTGGAAATGAACTCCGTACATATAGATTTGAAGGTCTATATCCAGGTAGAATTCAAGCCATTGATCTTGGCTGGGATAGAACTGACCGTATCGAAGAGTTCGTAGTCGATTGGGAATATGATAATTGGGTGCTCGATTCTGGCGTTACAGGAAGTATCGGCAATCAAGGATAATATATAGTATACGTCGACTTTAGGAGTATATGATTTGGCTATTCAGCTATTTGGCTTTGAGATTAAAAGAAGTAATGAAGATAAGGATATCCCGTCATTTGCCATTCAAGAGGTAGATGACGGGGCCTTAACTGTATCTGCTGGTGGTGCTTACGGTACTTATCTAGACTTAGAAGGTTCAGCTAAGACTGAAGCCGAGCTCGTAGCAAAATACAGAGAAATGTCATTGCAACCAGAATGTGAAGGTGCCATTGACGAAATTGTAAATGAAGCAATTGTCAAAGATGGCAATAAAGAAATCGTTGATATTAATCTAGACAATTTAGATTTGTCAGATAATATTAAGGATATGATTAGTGATGAATGGAATCTTATTGCTGAATTATTAAACATCAATAACTATGGATTTGAAATTTTCCGCAGATGGTATGTTGATGGCCGTTTGTCTTATCACGTGATG